GCCGGCGCCACGCTGCGGTTGTAACTATCCATCATCGCTTTTTCGATCCCGGCGCGGTCCGTCGTACCTTGATCTTGACGTAGCGTTTGCTGCGGCAAGCTGGTTTGCCATGGCGTCCACTGGCTCGGGTCGACCGGCTTGTTGAGCGCGTCGCGCAAATTAGCGGACTGCTCGACCGCCGTGGTGCCGAGATTGTACTTGCCTTGGGTCTCAAGCCCTAAGAGCTTCTGTTGATCGGGCGCCAACGAGGTGGTTTTAGTCCACTGCGGCGCGTAGCCGGTGACTTGACCGTTGGTGTAGATCGGGGTCTGCCCGGTCTGATTGTAGCTGACCGAGCCGTAGGGGTTGACTTCGTTGGCGTTGCTGGAAGCGCCGCTGAACTGGCTGGCGAACGCGTTCTGGGCGTTCTGGGCACCGGCGGTTTGATAGGGATCAGGCGCGTTGGGTTGCGAGACCATCAGTGGACCCTTTCGTGACGATAGTCGGGGAGCACCGGCACCGTGCGCGGCATCATGTCAGCATCGTGATCTGGCAGCCATGGACACTCATCCTTGAGCATGCCGAATACGATGGTGTCGCGGCAGCCTTCAAGCCCAAGCGGATGGTGACCTTCGAACTGGAAGCCAAGCCGCTGCACCTGGCGCAAGCAACGAAGATTGTCAGGCTCGACCTCTGCGGTAAGACGCTTTGCTTTCGAGAACAATGCGGTGAAAATCGCGCGTAGGACGCGGCGTGAGCAACAGCGCGGATCCAGTACCAAGACCGTAATTTTGGCCTCAAACCAGGTCTGGAATTCGGCCGCAAAAATACCGGTGACATAGCCCTTTTCGTTGCGTGCCCACGCCGCGAACCATCGTGGAGCTGCGAAGCTACACGAACTGAAGTCGATCCGCAGATGCCGCGTCAACATCGCCTGCGCATCCGAGGGGAGATTGCCAAACAACACTTTCACCTTCACAACCCTGCTCTGCTGTCGGCCTGGATCGAGTAGATCAGCTGATCGTTACCTTCCTGTACGGCTAGATCCGGAACGCCAGTCGTCAGAACGATGACTGAATTGTTCGGGTTGGTGGTGGTCGCATAGACCCGTTCGATGTGTTGCGGGTTCAGATAAACAGTGCCGCCACCCGTCAGCAAATGCACTTTGATCACATCAGGCCCCCTTCCTCATAGATCAGATCGACGCCGGTAAGCGCGAACGTGCAGCCCTGAAAACTGGCGCGAATACGCGGGGCTCCGACCCGTCCGAGCCCCGTCACGCCCTGCCAGTACTGCCGCGGCACCGCGTCTATCGCCCAACTATTGACGTCCCAGGTGGCGCTGTTCCAGCTCGCGACCACGCCTACCGCAGACGTGGCGGGCAGGTTGACCGGCGGCCCATAGTTATAGTCCACCTCGACATCGACAAACGGCTGCGGGATGCTGTCCGACATCATGTAGAGCCGAGCCAGCTTGAACTGTTTCTTGTTGACGCTCTTGAAGCTCGACCATGCGAAGCAGACATCGACGTTAATCGGCGTGCCGTTGTCGTCGAGATATTCGGGGCCGGCCTGATAAATTTTGCCGTCTTCGGAAGCGAAATAAGCGTGATTGCCGAGCCATGCCCAGCAGCGCGACGGCAGGTCGGACCATTTCGACCAGATCGCGTTCGGCATAAACCGCACCAGCTGCTGGTACTTGCCGCTGCCGATCGGCATGTTGCAGATTGCGTGGTTGGTCTGGCTGTCGACGATGACACTCCAGCCGTAAGCGTCACGAAACGTCTTCGAAACGTCACTGAATTCCTTAATGACGTTCTGATCGGAAGTGCCGAGATTATCCTCTTCCGCTTTCAATAGCGTCGACATCGGCACCAGCCCGGTCGAGATCAGCACATAAAGCTCGCCGCCGTAGTTGACGGTGCAGCCGGGACCCATCGGGGTGTCGAAACGAAACACGCCGACCAGTTTGAAATCGACGTCGGGATCGCTGCCGGAATAGATCGCAGCCTCGCCGTTGCTGCTGAATATCACCAGCAAATTCTGCATGCCGACGCCGCCGTCGAAAGACCACGTCATCAGCGACTTGATGGTGCCGCCGCGCCTGAAATACGCGTTGAGCGGCAGCATGCCCAGCGTGCCACCAATAGTCTGCAGCGGATAGTAATAGACCACCAGATCCTGGCTGTCGGCGAGCCATATCCGGTTCATGTGCGACAACACCTTGTCGAGTTTATTTGGGTCGAAAGTGAGCGGCGCGGCGCTCGCGTCGCCACTGATGCGAGTGCTCGCGACCGTGGCCTCAAGCTTGTGAAAGCCGTTCGGGTCCGCTTCTGGAAAGGGGAAAGCATGCGCCTCCGCCGCCATGCCGCTCGGCAGCGAGCCAGAAGTACCGTCCCACGCGTAGACGCCGTCATGGCCATTAACCATGATAGTATATTTCGTCTGCGACAGATTGGCGAACGAGGTCCACTGCCACTGATCGCCGCCATAGACGTGCGTGCCGACCCGAGTGCCGCTGGCGTTGAAGAGCCCATCACCGGCAGCGACGATGAACTTCTGGCCGACGCCATAGAACGGGATCATTGAGGAAATCGCCCGGCCATCGGCGATCGCGCCAACTTGGGTATAGCCTGGACGCAGCGAGATGCGGTCCTGCTCGACGGTGAAGTTGGTCAAGATCGAGGCTAGCAGCGGATCAGCTTCATTGAGCTGAGCGTAACGGCTTAAGCCTTTCAACGGCACGCTGACATGCGCGACATGGCTGCTTGAGCGCCGCTTGCTGCGGGTCATGGTGCCGCGGCGGTCGGCGATCTTCAGAAACTCGGTCGGCATCATTCGCATTATTGCACGCGCCCCGGATCGAAATTGAGATCGAGCACTGGCGCGTTACGCGCGGCAATCTTGTTAAGACGCACGATGAAGTCGCGCTGCTCTTCGCCATATTCGAGGCCCTTGGCTTTCAGGAAACGGTACTTGAGGCCGTTGACGGCCAGCCTGGGATCGAACAACACAACGTCGGTGTCCTGGGTGGGGCGGGCTTTGCGCACCAGATTGCCGACGTCATACAGCCAGTTGCCGTCACCCAGCGCGTCACGGTACGGCGGATCCAGCAGCAGCTCGTCCGCCACGTTCTGTAATAGCGCCGTCATCTGCGCGATGTCTTGATCGGCGCTGCCGACCGCCTGCAGCACCGGGACCTGAGAAGTGCCGAGCTCCAGCGAAACATCGGAAACTACTTGCAAGATAGTGGCCAGCCGCGGCATCAAGCCACCGCCTTCAGTTTAAGGGTTTCGATCATGGTCTTCTGCGTCGAGATGGTGGTAACAGCTTCTTCGAGCTGCTCCTTCAGCGCGTCAATCTGGCCCTGCAGGCCGGTAATCAATTCTTCGTACTGACCTGCCCGCGATTGCAGATCGATCATCTTCACGGCACGGTCGGCAATCTCGATGACATCAGGCGGGATGGTCTTGACCGCTTCGCTACGACGTTTCTTCGAGACCAGCTGCGCCAACTGCTCGACGGTGTGAATGTCGCGCGCGGCACACATCTGGAAAATGTGCGGCGGACACGCCGGCCACAGCGCGAGCGGATAGCCGACGATTTCCTTGCGGGCCTCGCAGGTCTTTTTGTAGAGCTCATAAGGCTCGGGATGGTCAGTGAAGTCAGCTTCTTCGGCGGCACGCTCGACCGAAAGAAACGGCGGTCGGTCCATGCGAACCCGGATGGTCTCGCGATAGCACGGCAGTCCGTCAGGACCGTTGCCGTCCCTCTCCCACCCACTGTAAAATCTCACGAGCGTTGGAGTATCACTCATATCAGCTCCATCGGGGAGCGCGGGAAAACGGCGGCCGTGCTCCCCGCGAAGTCGGCCGCCGTTCGTCCTGCAGGTTCAGGTCCCAGTCGCGGTGAGCCTGCCCTGCATCGCACGGTTGGATAGCGTCAACGCCCCCATGAAGGCGAGATGGCGGGTCACGGCATCCATATCCGGCGATTGATCCGGCAGGTCGAGCGCTTCGAAATTTCTGCCGGTATAGATTTCAAACTTCATGTATTTGGTGTTGAGATAGTACGCTCCCGTGAGACCGGTGGCGGCGCCGTCAAACACCAGCGGTGCGGTCTTGTATTTCAGGGTCTCGAACCCCAGCGCCCCGAGCCGGGCATCGGCGTAGCGCTGGTTCTCCTGCAGACCACTCTCATAAGTCGCGTAGATTTCACCGTCGGCGACGATCAGGTCGGGCTTCTCGGCACCACGGATCAGCTTCAGCCAAAGTGCACCCATGCCGGCTTTAAGGGCCGGGTACTGCAGACCGGTGGCGCGCGTGACACTCTGAAACTGGTTCTTCCAAAACGTCCACGTCGAGGCGTCGATACCACCGACAATACCGAGGCCATCGATGGTGATAAAAGCCTTGAGGCCCGCGAAGGAATTCGTCACCGTGCCATCGCCGTAGATCGCCTTGGTGATGTTGTTCTTCATCGTGGCTTCAGCGTTGTCGAGCTTGCCTTCCAGTAGATTGAGGATGCGTTCGCGCGAGCGGTTCTTGGCCAAATCAGGACCCGACAGCGTCACCGAGGCCACGGCGTTGGACGGCGCGTAGGTCGCCTCGGAAATCGTATCCTTGGTGGCGCGGGACAGCAGTTGCGTGCCTGTGTACCAAGCGAAAGTTTCTTCAGCGTAGATCAGGGGACAGCCAATAGCACGACCGCCTTCGATCACGCGGACGCGATTACCCTCACGAAGCAGGGCCGTGACCGCGTTGGAATTCGAGACGTTGTCGGCAAACTGCTTGTGGTAGTTCTCGATGGTGGTCGCAACGAGCATGCTGACTGTTGGGTCGGCCATCTAGGGCTCCTATGAGATCGCCCGCTTAAGGGGCTGTCAATATCCGATCTCCTCGGCAGCCTGCTCGATGGTGTCCCGCAACGATCCCCGCGAAGGCCCGTTAACGCCTGGCGGCTTGACCGCAGGACTGGTGAGCCCCCGGACGTTGCCGCGTTGCGCGATCTTGGCTTTCTCGACGTCATGACGCGACTGCTGGCGATGGTGTTCGGCCGCCTGTAATTGCTTCCTGACGTCAGGATGAGCCCAACATGCCGCCTCATAGGCATCAGCGAGGCTGCGCTGAGGGTTGGCCTTGTAAAGGTCGAGAATGATCGGCAACACGGTGTTGAAATGCGGCCGCAGCGGGCTGCCGTCGGCGGCTTTCTCATCCGCGAACTGATCAATGTTCGCCCTTGCATGCGCTTCCCCGGCTTGCGCCCGGGCCTGGTTTTCGGCGGCCCAGCGGCTCTGGATCTCATTCTTGAGCGCGTTCAGTTCACCCGTGGTCTGACCGAGACGATCAGCGAAGAATTTTACCGCCGGGTCCTTCAGCTCTGCTTCCGACAGACCTTCCGGCAGCGGCGACTTGTTGAGGGCGGAGAAAATGCGCGCTGGGTCCAGCCCCATTCGCTCGGTCAGGTCCACCAGCACATTGAACCGGTCCTGTAAGTTCGGGGACGTCGCCCGAACGTGAAAGCCAGCCCATTCTTGGATGGCTTGCGTAGGATTGAGGCCGGTCTGCTGCAGCGACGCTTGGATCCGTCGGTCGGTGAACACAGGCGCGAGCGACTGCGTGAACTGGACTGCTCCCGCACTCGCCTGAGACTTGCGCGTGAACTCGGCTTCCATTTCGCCATGCCGCCGCAGCAGGAAGGCCTGTCCTTCTGCAGGCAATTTGGCGAACGTCGCCTTGTCTTCGGCGCTCCAGTGCTCGGGGACCTGATTGCTTCGCGCTTGCGCGGCTGGATCAGGCTCGCTTACACGGGTCTCGGAAACATCTGGCTTCGGGGCTGGATCGGCGGCAGGGGGCCGCGCGATTGCTTCGCCCGGCTGAGCCGATTTCGCGACCCAGCGGCCGCTTTTATCGCGCGGTCTGTCGTCGGATGCAAGGGCGTCCTGCGGCTCGGCGGGTTCCTGAGGCTCCGAAGGCTCTTGGGCTTGAGCCTCCTCGGCACCGCTCTCCAGGGTGTCGTAGGCTGCTTCTGCAATCTCTCTAAGGCTCGGTTGCGACGGCCCGGCGCCGTTGTTGCTGGTATCGGACATCTCTGACTTTCTTGAAGGCTGCGGGGGTATCCCGGGGATCGTAGCTGCCGGAATTGTGCAGGTCGCGCTCGCGTTGGCGATGCGACGAAATCACCGCGTCATCGATCGGGCTTAAGTAACTTTCGAACGACTGCACCGCTGGCGCCGGCAGCTCCGAAGCGGCGTGTTGGGGCTGTGCCGGCAAGTAGCACTTCTCGATCAATCGGCCCTGGTAGAACACGTAGACGGGCATTTCACACCGATGCCCGGAGACATCGCCAACCGAGGCAAAACATTTCCCAGCGGCTGATACGCCAACGGGTTTTCGTTTCGGGGTTCAAATCCTCGATGCTGAGGACGCCATCGGCGTATTTCAGCAACGGGCCGCTCGGGTGCCAGAACAGCGTCATCCTTCATCCTCCTAGCCCGGGTAGTGATCCAATAACGCAGCGGAGGCCCACATCAGGGCCTCTTCGAGCTTGGTGAAGGCGAGCGCCATGCGGCGGTCGCCGGGCCGCGAGCCTAGGGTGGTGCCGTCGAGTTCGTGCAGGACCAGACGGAAGGCGTCTTCGGCCTCCTTGAGCCGGGCGATGCGCGCCAGCACGGTGGGCGAGAGCAATTCGCCGGTCCGGGGATCGACGGGGACCCCCAGACCCGGCAGGCGCATTTGCTCATTGGGGCGAAAACCGGGCATTATTTCTTCGCCGACGGCGTCGGATGCGGCTTGCCGTCTTCACCCGGCACGATTACGCCGATGGTCTGCCAGCCATTGTCCGGGCTCCAGATCGCCTTGAACTTGATATCCGCCCCGTCTTCGGTGGCGCCGTCCGGCGGAACTTCGATCGGAGGCCGCGCGCCGGGGCCGCCACCCCAGATGTAAATCGGTCCCCAGCCGCCTTCGGTCTCCGGCGGCAGCACGATCGGGTGCTCCGGTTGCGGCGGTGTTCCAGCCACGGGCGGTTGCGGCTGGCCACCACCCCCAGGCGGACGGGCGATCGGGTGTTCTGGATGCGGCTGTGCACCCGGTAGCGCGTTGTCGATCTGCGGCGGCAGAATGCCGGGCGGCAGCGGCAGGAAAATCGGATGCTCCGGCCGCGGCAGCTCACCCGGCAGGGTGTGATCCGGACGCGGCGGCTGCCCACCAGCGGTCGGCGGCCGCGGCTGACCTGGCTGCTGCGGCGGCTGCGGCTTGGGGAACGTAGCGTGCGAGCTCAACGGCATGATCAATGCGGTATAAACAGTTGGTCCGACTTGCTTGTCAGCCATGATCTGCGGTCTCCTATTGGTTGGTGTTTAAGCTTTACGTGTAGATGAAGTTGTCGGCCGCGCCGGCAATTGGGCTGACGCCCTTCGGTGTCGTCACCTGCACGTCAACGGTGCCAGCCGCGTGTGCCGGCGCGGTTGCCGTGATCGTATTGGCGTTGACGACGACGACGGCCGTCGCCGCGGTGCCGCCGAAGGTCACAGCTGTGGCACCGGTGAAGCCCGTGCCGGAGATGGTGACGGCGGTACCACCCGCCGCTAAGCCTGTGGCTGGGGTTACGCTCGCAACAGTGGGCGGCGAGGTGGCGTCTGGGTAGGGCGCTTGTGGCGTAATGGTGCCGGTACGGCCCGCGAGACCAGCATACGGCCCGTAATCCTTGCCGATATCGGCTAGCACCACCAGTGGAGGCACCATCATCTGACCCTTAGCGGTCTGATTGGTGGGTGCATAGGCAGGCTCGACATTGGCCGAGCCTGACCTGGCCAATGAAACATTAGCGGCCGCGGCGTTGACGTCGTTGCCAACTTGACCGCCGGACCAATCGCCCGCGACCCCAGCACCGGAGTACCGAGGTTTATCACAGTTAACGTTGGCCGGCGCCAGCATCGCCGCCGTAATCGGCAGCGGGTAGCGCACCATGGTCATCGCACTTGCTCCCGGTAGCTGCTGCCGGCGGGATCCTTGCTGCGGTCGGCGCGGTAGGCGGCAGCCTTGTCGGCGACCCCCGGCGCCCGGCCGGCAGCACCCGAACTGGATCCCGGCTTGGCTTGCGCCTTGTCGGTGACGCCCTTGATGCCCTGCGAGTAGGTGATGCTCTCGGCCGGCGGTGGCGGATCACCTTCCGGATACGGCGTACGCGGCCCGATGCCGAGCTGCTCGACGGTCTCGACCGGGCCCGCAGTGTGCTCGGACTGGGCCAGCGGACCAACGCCTAGGCTGTCGCCGATGGCGTCTTTTTCCTGCTCGGTCATCAAATTGTCACTGGCATAGACCGGACCCTCGATACGATCCCGCTCGGCACCAGGGCGCGTATCTTTGGGCAAGGTCCGGTTGCTCGGATGATTGGGATCCTGATTGGCGTTGTCGAATTGCCCGGCAGTGGCGATCGACCTGTCGGTGTCGCGGCGGTGTTCGCGCGGCTCAGTGGGCTTGGCGGTGGTCGGGATGAACTTGTAGACGGGTTTGTCAGGCACGGTAAAGCTCCTCTCGGTGTTAGGGGCTGGATGGCCGGGAGACGGCTTGCGGCGGTACGCCCGGACGCGACGGACCGCCAGGCGGGAGACCTTGACCAGGCTGCGGGGCCTGTGGGGGATGTTGGCCATTGGCGCCTTTCGGAGGTGGGGCTCCAGGCGGCGGCTGCGGTGGACGCATCGAGACGCCCATCGGGTCGGCCTGCATGAACTTGGTCAGCAGTTCTTGATAGCCGTTGATGAGATCGATCACGCCGCGCGAGTGCCGCACCGGGTGCAGCATCATCTTGACCATCTCGAGCGTCAGTTGAATGACCATCGGCGGCGGCAGCAGCCCGGTTTGTAGCATACCCTGCGCCGCCGACATGGTGGCGCCGATGACCTGCATGGTCTGGGCGTTGCTTTCCTTCTCGGTGGCCTCGTCGACCTCGACGGTGCTGTCAGTTTCAATGTCGATCGAGCAGATCCTGGTGAAGTCCGAGCGCAACACCGCCATCACTTGCGGCGTGACGTTCTCGCCGGTCATTTTAGTGAGGGTGTCGGCGTCGAAGTTCTTGGCAATGATGTCAGCTTTGAGCCGCATCAGGTCGCGGACGAAATTGGCCACCGCCGACTTGACGCCCTGCATGCGGCCGCTTCCCATGGTGCCCTTGATGCGCTGCGCCGTCGCCGTCTCATAGGGGTTGGTGGCGCCGCGGATAATATCGGCAATACCGATGATTTCGTAGATCGCCTGCTTCTGCTGGTTGCGACTGTCGTAGAGTACTTTCAGCGCGTTGACCCACTCGAGAATGGGGACCAGCCAAATATGATTTTGCAAACCGCCGGACATCAGGTCGACGCCGTCAACCGGCAGCAGCTTGCCATCGTCGGCGGTCAAAAGACTGGCGATGTCCTTGTTAGCGGCGTTGTAACCACCGCGCACTTTGATCTTGTTGGTGAGGTCCGAGATCCGCCGCGAGGTGTCGTCGAGATCGGCAGCGAGGCTAGCGTAGAGATCATAGAACGCCTTCGGGATCATACTGTCGGTGGTGACGACGGCGTAGATCGGCTTCGGAATGGGGTAGAAGCCCTGCAAGCCTAAGGCGTCAGGATCAACGCGCAGGGCGATGCCACCGCTCTCGCGGATCAGCCAGATAATTTCGCGGGTGGACCTGTTCCAGATTTCCCAGACCATGGCTTTTTTGATGACGGCATCGAGACGAGACGCTGCCTTCGGCGCTTGACCACCACCCACGGGCGATTTGGCGGCGCTTTCTTCGGTCCATTTGAAGAGGTCAGCGAGCTTATTCTGGGCTTTGAGTTGTTTAAGTTGGGGGCTTTCATCGAAATCCTGCAGCAGTGACTGTTGATCGAACAAATGACGGAAGGCAATCCAACTGACGTCCGAGTGCTGCCGCACCGGGTCAATCAAGATGTCTTCCCAAAACACATATTCGTCGTCGACGGTCTCCCAGACTTTGACTTCTTTGGTTTGCGGCTCGCCGGTGACGGGGTGGCTGAGTTGGCCGCCCATGACGGGGTCGTCGACCGGAATCGGCTTGATCACCGGCTTCCACCTCACCCGACAGATGCCGCGCCCCGGCAGCAGCATGTCGCGGACCGCGCATTTCACCGCTTCGTTGCTGCTTTCATCGGAGACAACGATCTCCAGCGCCTTCTCCATCACCGCCGCCGCGGTCTCGATGTCGTTCTGCTCCGGCAGGCCCGGCGGGGTGGGGGCTGGGAGCCCAGGGCCGAGGCCAGGCGGCGGGGGCGAGGGCCCGCCGCCAGGGGGCAGGGGCGAGATTGCCGGCGGCGGACCCCCTACTCCCCCATCCATCGCTGCGCCCGCAGGTGGGGACCCAATACCCGGCGGCGGGGAGGGTACGCCGCCCGCCGCCGGCGGCGGAGGCGATGGCGGGGGAGGTGGCATTCCGGGAGGGCCTGCAGGCGGGCCTGGCGGCAGGCCTGGAGGGCCTGCGCCGGGCGGGGCAGGCGGAGGGCCTGCGCCGGGCGGCGGCATCCCAGGCGGCCCCAGGGCGCCTGGAGGGCCCATGCCAGGAGGCGGCATACCTGGAGGCGGCATTCCTGGTTGGATCGGGTCGGCGGTCTTTTTGATGAAGCGGGAGCGGACGACCGGATCGGGCGGCTTCGAGTAGGCCGCCGGCAGCATCACTTCGGTGTTGGCGTAGAGGATGTTGAAGGCCGAGGCGGTGTCCTGCTTGGTGCCATAAGCGGTCTGGGCGTTGTACTTGCCTGAGCGGGGGCGGGTGATCGGGATATCGCCGCGATAGATTTGGACGATATCGCGGCCTCTGGCGCGCCAGGGTTTTTCGGCGCGCTCGGCGTCGCTCAGCGCGCGTTCCCACCAGGCAAGATCAATGTCCTCGGTCGAAGTTACATCCTGCTGTGGGGCGTCGGGGCGATCGGCCTCGGGCGACATGGGAGCTGTGCCGGGAGGGCGCTGTTCCGCATCGCCATAGGTAGTCGACGGCATCGGCAGGAGCCCCGGTTATTTAGCGGTGGTCGCGGCCTTCACCGCCCACATCGCGGCTTCTTCGTAGGTGGTCTGGGCGATGGCGGCGAGCCGCGGTTCGAGCGGTTTGAGGTCTTCACAGAGGTCGATGAGGTCGGCGGTGTAGCGTTTGATCTTGTCGACCATGCTATCCCCGGAAGGATTGAAGCTCTCGCGCACGCGATGGGCGCCGAGGCTTGGCGTGGTTTGTCCGACGTCAGTCATCGCGGCTTGCGCCTCCCGAGAAGGTCGGGACTATAATCCCAACCGTCAGAGCGCATCAAGCTTGAAGGCGTTGCGCACCAGCAGGGGATTGCGGTCGTCGTCGTCCTCGAGGCGGTTGCCGAATGGCCGGGACATGCAGGCGTAGCGGATATCGTCGACGGCGTGATCCTCGGCTTCGGTGTCGAGATCCTCAGGCCGGTTGTCGTCGTGCTGCATCATCGGCAGGGTCCGGATCGCGTCGCGGCAATGGTCGACGAAGAAGATCATGGGGTCGTCTTGCTCATCGCCTTTGAGCCGCCAGCGGATCTGATCCCAACCACCCATCCGTTTCGGCGTAGAGACACGTGAGTTATCGGCACGCCGGAAGAACACGCCGCAGCGTGCAAACGTCTCACCAATGCTCGGACCTGACACGACCGCGAAGGCGGCAGGGTCCATGATGCCGTAGGCGATCGGTTCTCTAAATCCTCGGCCATCGGTCTCCCTCCTCACCACCTCTTTGGCAACCGCATCCGCCGGCAACCGCAGGCCTTTGTTGGGGCCTGAGGCGCCGTACCACTCGCGATAGCGCACGATCGAATTCTTCGGCAGGCGTTTGTTGTCGTGGATGGTATCGTCTTGGATCACC